GCGCCATTCAAATAGCCCTGCGATATGGATTGGCGGGCACCCCATGACCCATCCCTACACCTACCCCCTATCCTTCCAAGGCATTCCCGTAGAAGCCGGACATTGCCAAACGGAAGCCAAAGCCAAGGAGGCCCTTCGCCAAGCAGAAGCCTTCATGAACTTTGAGAGCGAGTCGATTGAGGATCAGCTAGAGAGGTTGGGGTTGTGAGCCGCGACGTTTGGGAATGGGATCGCCGTTGGAAGCGGCACGGCATGACCTTGGTGCAGTTTCGCGCGTGGCTGTGCAGCAAGACCGAAAAGGGACGGGAGCCGCTTTCGTTTCCAGAATCCATGTATCCGCGCTACATGCGCCGTTGATCTTCCCGCCAGCCCCAAAATAATATTGAGCAATCCAAAAAAGACGCTTGACCCTTCGCGCTGTCGTGCTATGGTTAGTCATCAACAAGGGAGAACGCAGATGACCGACATTCAAGCGCGCAATGCCAAGTTTGAAGCCCTTTTCGCGGCTGGCAAAATCAACGTCCGCAAGGTGCGGTGCCTCGGTTCGTTCGTCCACATCGACGCCTTCAACAACTGCGCCGACAAAATCTCGGAGATGATGGGCCTCGCTGGTTTTCGCCTGCTTTCGGCGTCGGATGGTGTTCATATGGACGGCGTTGATGGCTTCCGCATGGTATTTCAGGTGAAATAAGGGGCTTCGGCCCCGCTTGCCTTTCCCGCCAAGCCAATCTAATCTCCTCCCGTCCTTTCGCGTGTAGCACCTAAACGGTTAGCCGGAACTGGATCGCGTTTGTATATCATAGGCTCGTTTGACCGCTTCTTTCCCGGCTATCTCCGCAAAGAATACACGCGGGATCGCAGGGATGGTCACGGGCAATATCTGCCCTGCATCATCCACGGCCTTCGTGTGGTCCAAGGCAAGAGCCTGGAGTTTCAGTGCGTCCTGACCGATTACGGCGCGGGTGCCGGGTTCCTTGCTCCGATTGAGGCGTTCTGCTGGAAGATTCCCGACAAGCCTCGCTCGCCAACGGAAGCTGTAGACTACACCTACGTTCAGCCCTGGGACTGTTTTTCGTCCGACTTCGGCGTCCATGCCTTTGAGTTCCACAGACGCATGAAGGCGCAAATCCTCCCCGACAGACGAGGAGCGCGCTATAGGTTCTCGATAGACTTTACGGGTTCATCGCTGGCTGATCTAAGCGAGCAGCACAAACACTTGCACGTCATGGAAATGGACGACGGGACCATTGGCGCTTTCCCGAACAATCGTGTATTGTGGATAGAGCCTGCGATGTGGAGCAAGCCCTTTGAAGGCCGTCCTGATTTCGAGGCTCTGTCAGGTGAATGGATGGCTGAGTGAACGAGAAGTGGAAGCTGCAAATAGGCGTTCACGGTCCTAGCTGGCTAGCAGATGCTATTCGGCTGGGGCTAGTCGAGCCTGTAAGGGACGAAGGTCCGAACCGCTGGGCGCAACACGGACTACGCATTGTCAAAACCGGCGTTGTCGTTCCGCTGGGAACCGACTTGTATCGCGACGCGCTTCCGTTGTGATTGCGGCGAGCCGTTTTCTAGGCTATGGTTTCCTCAACTCACTGGAGGAAAGCGCCATGATGCAGAAACAAGGCAAGATGGGCGGGGCGATGAAGAACGCTTCCGCTGGTCGTATCAAGTCGATCCAGCCGCCCGCCAATCCCCTGAAGACCTACGGTCAAATGCAACCGGGTGATCGCAAGGGTAAGTAAATGCCCGGAGGTCGTCCCTCCCTCTTCAAGCCAGAAGTGGCTAACGAGATTTGTCAGCGGCTGTCGAAAGGCGAGCCGCTTTCAGTCATTTGTGAAGACGATCACATTCCGACGTTTCAGACGGTCTATAACTGGGAGAAGGCTCACCCCGAGTTTTTAGAGGCTTCCACGCGAGCCAGACAGATCGGGACGCACTTTCTGGCCTATGATAGCCTCCGCATTGCGGATGATCCGACCATCGATCCGGCCAACAAGCGCATCATGGTTGACACGCGCCTTCGCCTGATCGGCAAGTGGAACTCCAAGCAATACGGCGAGAAGGTCCAGCAGGAGGTCAGCGGACCCGAGGGCGGTCCCCTTGTGGTGATTAGCGGCGTGCCGCGTGCCGAGGGTTGATCTTGGTTACAGGCCTAGGGATCAGTTCATTCCCTTCCACATGCGAAAGACGCGCTGGGCTGCGCTTGTGGCCCACCGTCGTGCAGGCAAGACTGTCGCCACGATTGCTGACCTGATTGACAACGTGCTGCGCTGTCCTCTTCCTGACGCGAGAGGGGCTTATGTCGCTCCGACGTATGTTCAGGCCAAGGACGTTGCATGGGGCTATGCCAAGCGGTTCTCTGCGAACATTCCCGGCGTCAGCTTTAATGAGAGCGAGCTACGGATAGACTATCCGAACGGCGCGCGGATCAGGCTTTATGGCGCGGACAATGCGGACCGGATGCGCGGTCTGTATTTCGATCACATGGTTCTGGACGAATATGCGGACATGAACCCTGCGGCCTGGAATGAGGTTCTGCGCCCTGCCCTTGCTGACCGTAAGGGATCGGCTGTCTTTATCGGAACTCCGAAGGGCCGGAATGCCTTCTATGAGATATGCGAACACGCCAAGGAGGCCGAGGACTGGTATTATGTTCGCCTGAAGGCCAGCGAGACGGGTATCGTTGATGCCGAGGAGCTAGCCGACGCGAAGGCTTCGATGACGCCAGAGCAATACGTGACCGAGTTCGAATGCTCGTTCGATAGCGCGGTTGTCGGGGCCTACTATGGCGCGGAGATTGAACAGGCTTACGATGAAAAGCGGATCGGCAAGGTTCCGCATGATCCGGCGCTTCCGGTAACGACCTATTGGGATTTGGGTCTGGACGACGCCACGGCGGTTCTGTTTGTGCAGACGCTAGGCAAGGAAGTTCGGATCATCGAAGCCGAGGAATGGAATCAAACGGCACTGACCCAAGTCGCCGCTGACGTTCTCGCCAAGCCCTATATCTACGCTGATCACGTCTTTCCGCATGACGTAAGGGTTCGGGAGATGACGACAGGCCGGTCGCGGGAGGAAGTGCTTAAGCGGTTGCTGGGCAAGCTGTCGGTCGCTCCGATGCTGTCGGTTGATGACGGAATCAACGCCCTTCGCACGATGTTTACTCGCATATGGATTGATGAGGCAAAATCGTCTAAGTTCCTTGAGGCTGCGAAGAACTATCGCAAGAAGTGGGACGACAAGCGCAAGGTTTTTGAAAACCGCCCTTGGCACGACTGGTCATCGCACATGGCCGATGCGGGTCGGATGCTAGCCGTGAGCTACAGAGAGAGGATCGACCGTGGACAGTCAGACCGATATGGAAAGCGTAAGCCCGTCAAGCGCAGTGCCTGGGCCGCGTAGCGTCAACGATCTTATTGCTATCGGCTGGTGGCATGGCTTGGTTCTGCCCGCCCTCATGAAGAATCTGAGCGAGATTGCAAATGACCGAACCTAAGCGTCGTGGCCGCCCGCCGAAGATCAAGCCTGCCGAGGCTGCGCCAAACAGCCCCATAACCGAGGCTGAGTTTGTCGCCGAAGCCGAAAAGATTTGGGCCGATTGCAAAGCCGAGGCTGATCCGGTCATCATCCCGAATGATCCGCCGTCTGTCCTCAAGGTGGAGGACGTAGAGGCCGAGATTGCGTCTGCTTTTGAGGACAAGGCGACAGCTGAAGAGTTTCGTCCCGTTCCCGCCCTAACCGAAGTCCAGAAAGAAGCATGGCTTGCTGACCTTGTGTCGGCTTACCAGTCTCAGGACGAGATCAAGCGCTCTGATCCGTTTGGTCGCCTCTGGACCCTGCGCTATGAGATCGTGAAGGGTCATACGCATATGCTGGTTCATGCCAAGCGTGGAATCGTGGAGGCCAGCCGCCTGATCCTTACGTCGCAGTTCACCAAGGAACGCGCCATTGAGGCGATTGAGGCCGTGGATCGGGAGGCGGTTTGATGGATACGAAGCCCGACGGCCCTCGCTTTGACGCACCCGATGATGAGTTGCTGTCCAAGACAGACGCATGGGACAAGCTGCTAGACAGTCATTGGTCCACGTGGCGCACGGAAGCCCGCGTCTGCTATGATTTCGTTGCCGGTCGTCAGCGGTCGGTGGATGAGAAAGCTCAGTTTGAGGAAGACGGACGCA